AGATGGTTTAATCTCAATCAGTATTTTGTCGCCTTTGATAGTACGAACTATGAAGTCAGGATAGTATCTATGGTACTTTTTGTCCACTGGATTATAATATCTAATCGCTAATTCTTCACTAGCCCAATATGTTATATCAGGATTACGGTCACAGTATAACATAAACTTACGCTCTAATAATGAACGATATACTATTTTTGTGACATCACCAACATACTTTTTTGGGTTGCTAGGACGATATAAACCTTTGTAAGACTTCTTCATAATGTTATAAATATACAAGTATATATAAAGGAATTTAAATGGGTTTTTTCACAAACAAAGTAAAGAGTATCATCAAACAAAAGGTAGCCAGTAATTTAATTAGTGGTTTTCAGAACGCAGCCTTTGGTCAACCAAAGAAACTAGCTGCGAAGTTGGCAAGTAAATCGCCACTAGATATGTCAAAAAGTCCTGTGGCACACATGAATGCTGTTGCCAATCCATATAATTATGGTATCGCACAATACCCACAAGAGACTACTAATTTGGCAGATGGTCATTATGTTATATTTGATGTAATAGAAAATAAAAGAACGGGTTATGGTCGTGGCAGAGGTGAAAAGGCTGTGCCAAAATCATTAGGTATGGTTGGTGAGGGTAAATTACAAGCATTTCAAGCTAAAAGATTAGCTAGATTAAAAGAACAAAAATTTCAAGGCGGTGAAAGTATATTAAGAAGTCAAACGTCAGGTATTAATAGTAAAAAGAACTTACAAATACATACTAGAATATCTGATAGTATTATATTGTACACACCACCTGCAGTTAAGTTTAATTATGGTGTGACTTATGAACAAGCAGATACTGGTATCGCTGGTACAATGGCTGGTTTCTTTGATGGTAAAGGTTTTATGGAAAGTGTAGGTGTTGGAGGTGATGTAATGAAAAACTTTTTAGAGAGTGTCACAAAATCAGCATTAGAGATTGCAATACCAGGTTTAGGTGCAGCAGTAGATAAAGGTAGAGGTTTCTCACAGAATCCTAATTCAGAAATGGTATTTAAATCTGTACCATTTAGGGATTTTCAATTCCCATATGAGTTTGCACCAAAGAACGAACAAGAAAAAGACGAAGTACAAAGAATTATAGAGATATTTAAATTTAACATGATGCCAGAGAAAAGAGGTCTAGGTTATCTAACAGCACCAGCACAATTTCAAATAACATATATGTACAGAGACGGTGCCAATATGTATGTGCCTAAAGTCGCTAGATGTGCGTTAAGAAGTATGAACTTGGACTATGCGCCAGAGGGTGTATTCACTACATTTAAGGGTGATGATAAAGGTGCTGCGCCAGTATTAACAAAAATGGATTTAGACTTTGTTGAGATGGAAATAATGACAAAAGAAACAGTAGCGATAGGACACTAATATGTATTTTAATCAATTTGAAAAAGGCTTTTACGATTTAAATGGTGATGGTAATGAAAAACTAGTCACTGATTTAATGACTCGTGTCAAAGTAAGAGATAAAGTTATAGATGAAGTTAGTTTATATGATTCATATGATGTGCCAAGTGGTGAGAGACCAGAAGATACAGCATTCAAACACTTCGGATCAGCAGATTTACATTGGGTTATTCTATTGACAAATAATATAACAGATGTATATTATGATTGGCCTATGAGTGAACAAACATTTGAAACATTTTTAACAGATAAGTACACTAATCCAGGTGCTATACATCATTATGAAGTGACAAAATCAAGTGGTAAAACGACAGCTAATGGACCAGACGACTACTCATATCTAATAGAGGTAAATAGTGACGCTACGGGGGCGCAAAGCGTCTCTAATAGGGAGTTTGAACAACGTTTACAAGATGAGAAAAGAAAAATTAAACTACTAAACGAAAGCTATCTATCAACATTTATTGAAGAATTTAATAATCTAGTGAGGAAATAATGACTGATCAAATTGATAGAGCGGGTGCCTTTCAGTTAGGTGGCGTTAATCTAATATCTTATTCATCATTTGATGGCGATGGTACACCTAAAAGACTTGACATAAGAAACATAATGGTTGAGTTTAATATTTACGAAGATATTAATAGTCCATTCTTATCAGGTGATTTAACATTGATAGATGGTACGAATGCCATACAAGAACTTCCTATTACAGGATTTGAACGATTAGAGTTTTTCTTTAGATCACCAAACACAGATAAAGGTTTTGACTTTTCAGTTAAGTCAGGTCACCCAATGTTTGTGTATGCGTTAGAAAATAGAAAAGGTGCCAATCCTAGAACACAAGTGTACACACTAAAGTTTATATCACTAGAGGCGATAAGAGATAATCAAAATAGAGTGTCACAAGCATTTAGTGGAACAATTGATCAGATGGTCACAGACATATGTTATAATTACCTAAAGACAAAAAAAGACGTATTGGTAGAAGAAACAAAAGGTACACACAAGTTTGTTATACCTAGAGTTAAACCAACAAACGCAATTAAGTTTTTAAGAAGAAACGCTAGATCATTGAGTTATGAAAACAGTGGTATGTTATTTTACGAGAACGCACATGGTTTTCAATTTAAATCATATGAAGGACTATTTTGTTCTAAAGATGGTACACCTAGACCAATCAAGGCTCATTACTCACCAAAAATTAAAAACGTAGGTGAAGATGATACATACAACGCACAATCAGTAGAAGATTTTAAAGTATTGACACAGTTTAACACATTACAAAACACAGCTCATGGTGTATATGCAAGTAGATTAATCACACATGACTTATACAATAAGACTTTCGCCACACATGACTTTGATTACAATGTAGAATACTCTAAACAAAATCATTTAGAGAAAGATGCCAACGGTGATAAGATAGACAATAATGGTATACTGCCTTTTTTTAATTACGATAAAGGCGAGACATTTGGATCAAAGAACGAAGGTGTATTGTATCTACAATCAGAGACAGCCAAAGTACATAACACACACGAATTACCACAATCAAAAGATATATTACAAAAACGAGTAAGTCAACATCTTGCCGTTAATAGTCTTGCGATAGAGATAACAGTACCAGGAAACTCAGAGATTAACATAGGCGACATAGTACATTTCGCTGTACCTAAGTATTCATCGGCCACAGAAAACGACATAAACGATCAGGACATATATCTAACTGGACGATACTTAATTAGTGCTGCTAGACACCAAGTATCTATCGTAAGTAAGAAACATACAACAGTTTTTGAACTTATCAAAGATAGTTTTAATAAGGCATTCCCAGAGGAGACTATGGACTTATGGACAAACAACGAAGACGATACTGGTAGTGCTTATAGTGCCACAGAGATGGACGAATATCAATAATTATGGGAGATATTCAGAGAGTCGCTAAATTTTTGATGGTAAACGTGATAGGTGGCAATGAGAACATAATCTCTCATATGAAGGTAAGAATAAATACAAATGAACGAGAAAATAATTATGAGAATTAAAGAACGAATTAAGACAATCATAGACGATTACTCCACAGCGAATGACGAGGCCAATGAAAGAAACAAGATCAAGTCTTTCTTCAAAGGACCATCGGAAGCCGCAGAAAGTCCTTGGACATATGTAAAAGACCCTATTTTACTTAAAGTTAAAGGCCATCTTGCGACTATTAAGAGTTTATGTAATAGAATTAGGAGTTAAACGCCACCGTGCGTATGGTTTAATTAAATGGTATTAAATAGCGTAAAGCGTGCTGTTTAAAACAAGAGGCATATCGGAAAAAATAAAATGGTTAATGAGAAATTTTTAGGACACAATGGCTTTCTGTGGTTTACTGGTGTAGTAGAAGATAGGAACGATCCAAACAAAGTAGGCAGAGTAAGAGTGAGAGCTCTTGGCCATCATACGTCTAACACTACAATCCTTCCAACAGCTGATCTACCCTGGGCGCACTGTATGCTTCCTAGTACGTCTGCTGGTATAAGTGGATTGGGTATGAGCGCCACTGGATTAGTCGAAGGCTCTTGGGTTCTTGGATACTTTAGAGATGGGAATGAAAGACAAGAGATGATTGTCCTTGGTACACTACCAGGCTACCCTGCGGAGCTGTCACAGGCTGGTGGCTTCTATGATCCAAACGGTATCTATCCCAAGTATAGAAATGAGCCTGATGTCAATAGACTAGCTGTCAATGATGAGAACAAACCACATTTGGCTAATACATTAAGAACAGCTACTCGTATCACAGGCATAGCCACAGCTGACTTTAACGCCTTTGCCAATGCTGATGGCTCTCTAGTCACAGCAAG